GCAGTTAGAAAGGGAATAAGAACCACTCTCAGCGTTGTAGCTACAATATATACCTATAAAGGGATTATAGTGTATAATTTCCTATAACACACAAGATATAGATTTACCAATCAAAAAGACCTTTCTTCTTAAAAATAGGTTTGGTTGTGTGATTAAATGGATTAATTTTTAAGACTCCCTTTTCCATCATATCATTTAAGATAAGCTGTGCAGTATATGCTGGGAATAAATTATCTAAAACAATGTTGGTTAGAATTTGTGGCTTTAAAATTCCAGCTTTATATTCATTCCATAACTGTTCAATAAGTTCAATCTTTTCTTCTTGAGTATAATTATTGAATCTTGTTCTTTGTAATGGTTTACCTTTAAAAGTATAAGTAAAGGCAGGGGGAGTGGCTTTGATACTATTCATCAAATTTCTTAAACCTTTTAAATCCCTTATTAGTATTATAAGAGTTAGTCTTATCCTTCTTAATACTACCCAAATTTTGGTTAGTCACATACCCACCATTTGACAGGGGTAAGACAGATTTCTTAGGAACTTTAAGCTCATAGAGATTAGCAGAGGTTCTTCTGTGGACAATTAGATAACCATTTTTAACTAGCTCTTTTTTGCACTTTTGTAGTGTATTTACGGATATATTCAATTTAGCTTTTAAAGTGCTGTTTCTTAAGGTTCTATATTTTTCGGATAAGGATCTTATGTAAGTAAATAGCTGCTTACTATCATTACACAAATCGTCATCCCAAATTACCTGGTTCGGTACTATTGTAAATCCCTTTTTTGTCATATCCCTGCTAAACCCTATATGGCAAATTTTGGGTAATCACAAGCTATATTTAAGGGGTTGACACACAATACAAATAGTATACAAGTTAACCATGAAAGCGAATCAAGTAAAACAAATAAAGGGAGATAAAATGAAAATAACAACAACAAGTGTAAATCATTGGTCAGGTACTCAATATAAAGTTTATGTTGATGGTGTAAAATACCCAAAACCAAGAGGTCTTTATTATTCGGCTGGTATAAAAGATGAAGATAAAAATAAAGAAAAAGCTATTGAATGGGCTATTGCCGAAAGTAAAGGTAAGTTTGTTTCAGGTGGTGGTGTTGTTTATGATTCAAAGGAACAATTCTTAAATCAAATAGAGGAGAGAGCATAATGTTATTACACTCAATAATTGAAACTATCCCATTATTCATAATTTTTGGCTTTTGGGCTTGGGTTATACTAGGAGAAGAAATATGATAATATATGGCAAAGCAATACACAGAAAACACACTAAAAGAGTAGCTATAATTGTGGCAATTTTTTTAGTATCAATATTAACAATAATAATAATATAAGGGGTCTAGCATGAAGATAAAAGATTGGGATATATTTAAAATGTTTAAAGGCAAGGCAAAAGAAGTAACTAAAGAAACTACTTTTGAAGAAATGGAGAATGTTAATCCATTTGAGCAAATAGCAGTTTTGCCAAGTCATGTTATTTCTTTTTTAGAAGAAAAAGCAAAAAGGAGAAAATAATGAATCAAGATATAATTTTTGACATAATGCTAATAGTGTGTGGCTTAGGTTACTTAACTTATGTTATTTTAACTGTATGAATATAGAAAAGGGATTAAGAGCAGAATATGAACTTCTTGAAGATGAAGTAAAAGAAAAAGTTAGCTTTGGCGATTTTATAGCAGATCCTAAAAGTGCTAGGTTAATCATTGAGACAGTTAAAAATGTTTTAATAGGGAAAAAAGAATACATACAAAGAATTAAACAGGGAAAAATGAAAAGTGGAATATGATAGAAGCATTAATAGTATTAGAGGTAATAGCTTTAATTATTTACTTAAATAAGTAAATGGTTGGCTATACATGGTCTAGGGAGCTAGGCAGCAAGATAAAAGAATGCTGTCTGTGTACTGATGAAGGTTTAATTGAGGAGAATAAGAAAAGATACTGTGCCGAACATTATAGCTTAAAGATATGGAAAAAACAGTTGCATAACGTAGATAAATATTTAACAAAGAAAGAGGAAGATGAACAAAGGGAATTTAATAATGAACAAAAAGACGAATTTTAGAAACTTAATAGAATCTATAATTGATGTGGGTAGTGGTTTAATTTTAGCTATTATGATTCAGTTATATATATTTCCATTTTTTGATTTACACCCAACACTTTTAGACAGCTTTAATATAGCCATTATATTTACTGTAATATCTATGCTAAGGTCATGGACTTGGAGAACTATATTTAACAGATGATTCCTTTTCCGAAGAAGAAATATAAAATAATTTATGCAGATCCTGCTTGGAACTTTAAAAGCTATTCTAAAAAAGGTGATAAAAAAAATGCTAATCAACATTATGATTGCATGGGATTTAACGATATATGTAATTTGCCTGTTAACAATATTGCTGATGTGGATTCTGTACTTCTCATGTGGGTTACTGATCCATTTCTTGAAAAAAGTTTTAAAGTGATTAAGAGCTGGGGTTTTACATATAAAACAGTTGCCTTTACTTGGGCTAAACAAAACAAAAAATCAGATTCTTTTTTTACAGGATTAGGTTATTGGACAAGAGCAAATCCTGAAATGTGTTTATTAGCTACTAAAGGAAAACCCAAAAGAGTATCTAAATCTGTTAAACAATTAATAATGAGTCGTTTACAAGAACACAGCAAAAAACCTTTTAGAGTAAGAAATGATATAATAGAATTGTGTGGAGATTTACCTAGAATAGAATTGTTTGCTAGACAAAAAACACCAGGTTGGGATAGTTGGGGTAATGAAATATGAAAATAAAACTAGAACCTTTTGAAGTACAGATGGCAGCAGATGTTGCAACAAGAAGATTTATTGAAAACCTTAAAATGGGTAAGAGCTTCTCTTATGGGTATCAAGGATCAGAAGACAAAACCTTAGCTTTAGGAATTATGGGTTGTTGTGCAGAGGTGGCTTTTGCTAAATCACAAAATCAATATTTTAACGGATCTTATTCTGATAAATATTCTAGATATACTGACACCGATATGCAAAAAGGCATAGAGATAAGATCACAGAAAAGAAAACCTAATAACTTTTTATTAATAAGACCTAATGAAAAGAAAGCTAAATATGTACTTGTTATTGATGAGGGTGGTTTTGAGTTTAGTCTTATAGGTTGGTATCCATTTATCATGGAAGAACCTGACAGACTCACTAATTTTGGTTTTTCACAGCGACCTCCTGCTTATAAAGTGGATATAAAAGAACTTAGACCCATAGCTGATTTAAAATGTTAATGTATATGGTATTGACACAACTTGTATTATTCTATAAGGATTCTAAATATGCTTAAAAAAATAGGGAAAGAATGGGGAAACAAAACTCACCTAAGTCCAAGTCAAATCAATAAATTATTATGTCAATGGTATTATGACTATAACGTCTTAACACCTGAACAAAGAAAAAGACTACCAGCTAATATGAAAATGGAGTTTGGTGGAATTGTAGGTCAAGCAGTTCAAGATATGATAGTTCATAAACTAACAGTAAAAGAAGTAATGGAGGGAAAAAAATAATGCAAGACTACGATCATGCTATGAAAATAAATCAGCAGCATAAATTAATAAATGGCAAGTTACAAATGCAAGTAAGTAATTTGCAATTTGAAAACAAAAAGTTAAAAAATAAAGTAATGGAAATGGCAGCTAAAATAAAAGAATTAGAAGAAGCTCCAACAAAAGCAATATTAGTAACAAAAGAAAAGGAAAAAAATGTCAGAACAAACAAAGAAGACAAAACAAGCAAGTAGGGAAGAAACATCTAAAGGAAGTTTTAAAGAAAGATACGCTGAATGTATTAAACAGTTAAAAACTGTTCCTACTGTAAGCATTAAAGGTAAATCATATTCAACTGTTGCAGAAAGACACAGGCATTTAAAGAAATATTTTCCTGAATCTAAAATAGATGAAGCATTACTTTTCCATGATGCAGATAGAGTTATAATTAAAACTACTCTTTACATAGCAGATCAACCTTATTCATCAGGTCATGCCGAAGAATTTAGAAACGCATCATTTATAAATAAAACAAGTGCAGTAGAAAACTGTGCCAGTTCTAGTTTAGGAAGATGTCTAGCAGGATTTGGACTACATGGTTCAGAATATGCTTCAGCAGATGAGCTAACAGTTGCTTTATTAAGTCAAGGACAAAGCAAAACACAAGTTTCAATCAAAGATAAAATAAATAAGCAGACAACTGAAACAAAGTTAAATGCTCTTTATTCAGATTGGGAACAAGAAAATGACACAGTTAAAAAGTCATTTGAAGAAAAGCAAAAAAACATAAAAACAAACGGAGGAACAAATGCAAAAAGTTGGTAAACCTAAAGACTGGGTTCTATTTCCATATCAGGCAGATCATGAGATGGCAGTAAAAATAGATTTCTCAGGTAACATACAATTAAATAATGGAAAGAAAGGAACTATCTTAGCTTCTAAAGGAACGTCTAAAGATGGTAACACAAAATTTGTTAGATTATTTACGCAAACAGGGGTTCTGTTTAAGGCGGATGATGGCAAGTTTACAGGTGATATGACTAACGTAGAGATAGGTGGTAAGAAAGCTCTTATCGGTTGGTTAAATGATAAATCAGATAAACCAAATATATCAGGTTATGCAAATGAACCTGGTGTTAAACCTGCATCTAAAGATCAAGCACCATTTTAATGAACGTAATAGTTATTATAATGCACTTAGTTAATGGTTCGGTAGCTGAAGCCACAATTTCAGTTACTGCACCAAAGGTGCTTTGTAATGATGCTATTAAAAAAGTTGCTGTTTTAAGTACAGAGGAAAGTACAATTAGATATAAAGGTAATAGAGTTTTTCTTTATTACTGCAAAGATAAAAAAGGAAATGATGTCAAATAACGTAGAAACTATGAGCAAATTAACTAAAGAATTAGAACAATTATTAAAAAGTAAACAAGCACAATATGGTAGTTTTGATAACACTTCTTTTGCTATGAAAGGAATATTAGAAAGTATTTTAGCTGCACACAATGGTCATAAAGTAAGAGTTCCTAATAATATATTTGGTGCTTTTATGCAGTTTGTTAAGATTTGGAGAACTATGAGTAATCCTAATTATAAAAAAGATAGTTATGATGATGTCAATGGATATAACGAATTAAATCGTATGCTTAAAATAAAGGAAACAGAAGATGAATAATAAAATACCTATGACACCAGTAATGCTAAACCTCTTGAATTTTATTAAAAAATATGTCAAAAAGAACAAGTATTGTCCAACTTTTCAAGAAATGGCAGATGGATTGAATTACAGGTCAAAAAATTCAATCACAGTTTTAATAAACAAACTTGCCAAAAGAAATGAGGTTAAAAAGATAAATGGATATAGGAGAAACATTGAACTTAAAAACTAAAAAAACTTTTCAATTATTATCTATATTGAAAAAATGTAGAGAAAAAGGTAAGTTTGGTTTATCTATGAAACTAATTAGTAAATACAAGATTGATAAGAAAAAACTTGAAGAAAGCTATTATGATTAAAGTAGAAAAAACAACATTAATAGAAATGAACGTAGAGTTTAAACAAATTTTTGACGGAGCTACAGTTGAAGAAGCAACTGAAAAAGCTCATAGTCAAAAATCGCCAAGTGAAACTGCCAAATGTACTATCGCAGGTCAAAGGTTTCTCAATGCGAAAATTAAACCGATCAGCGATATATCTAATGATGATAGAACCAAAACAGATCCAAAGTTTGGAAATGAAACAAAAGAAAATGGTGGAAAAAATGTATAAATATAAAAGATTATTTCTTTCATATAAGCATAAGCTGCCACAAGTTTCAGAAAAGATAATGGATCTAAAACAAAGACAAGATAAAGTTAGCACTTAAATCTTGTCATACATTGATAAGTTGCAACAGGGAGTAATCTATCTTTGTCTCAAAATGAAAGGAAGCAAATGGTAAACGAAGAACAATTAACACAAGTAAACTTTAACGAAAAGAAAGAATTGTTTTATCAAAAACTTGGTAAGGCATTAAGATTAGAAAGAATAAGAAACGGAAAAACACAATCACAAGTAGCTTCAGTAGCTAACGTAACATTTCAGCAGATTCAAAAATATGAAAAAGCTAAAAATGAATGTGGTGAATTTAGAGCAAGAAAAATAGTAGAGTCTTACGGAAGAAGATACGAAGATTTCTTGAATGAATATAATGTTCACACCAGTTAGACATAAATTAAATACATTGATTCCTCATGCTAAAGAGGTAGGAGACTTTAATTATTTCTCTAGCATAGTGGAAAGAATGATATTTAACGGACATGAAGCTCACAAAACTATTCCAGGTTATGAAAAATGTAAACCTGAGATAGAAGCGTTTAAATGGTTTGACGGAATTAATATTCCTGTTCATGGCTATTGTGATTTTAAAGGTGATGTAGTTATTGAAGACAAATGTAAATTTCCAAGAAAAGGCAGACCAAAGAAAGACGGAACAAGGTCTTGGCTAACAACTAAACTACCTGAGAGCATACCTGAATACAATCAGACTCAAGTTGATTTTTATTATTATGCTACCAAGCTACCTGTTTATGTTTGTTATATTAATGAAGATACCTTTAAAGTATTTCATAAGGATAATTGCGAAACTTTACAACCTGAAAGTATAATGTCTAGGTTTGATTCGTTTATTCAAAAATGTAAAGTTAGACAAAATCTTATGAAAATCAGTAGTGATCCTAAAGTAGTTAAAGACTTTATTCAACCTGATTTTGCTCATTTCTTTTGGAGAAATGATTTAGACCCTGACTATTTAGAAGACGCTAAAAAGTTTTGGGCTAGTTAATAGTTGGTGGTAATTAAATGCTGTATGCAGTATCTCCCTTGATTGCCACCTATTATTTACCAATCATTAAAAGGAATAGTTTTCTTTTCTAAGTATTCATCAAAGCAACTTTTAAAACCCTCTTTATGAGGTTCACAAAAATATTTCTTTTCAGCGTTAACAATCCAACCACCTTCATTACTCATTAAAGGTTTCTTACAAATATGACACTCTCCACATTTGATTGTTTTTACTTTTGATTTATTCCAGGTTTTCTTTTTGCCCACCATCACCCCAGTTCAATAATAGAACTACGCCTAAGAATTTCTGTATGCTTTTGCACTTATTGTACTCTTAGCTTTTGATCTGCTAGTACCTTTTTTCTTTCTTTTGTTAACATTGTACCAAAGTCCTTTCTTTGCAATCTTACCTGACTTAGTTTTATGATAACCTTTTCTAATCGCCATTATTTTTTATTTTTTTTCTTTTTATTCTTTTTCTTTTTAGGTGGTCTTCCTACTTTAGTTCCGTATGTACCTTTTCCGTATGGCATAATTTTCTCCTATTGTTACCAGTTTTTGCAAGACCAATATCTTGCAGTTAATTTATCATTAGCAGTAGAACATTTATGTCTAGCTCTAAATGATTTTCTTGCGTTAGGATTTGATTTTCTTAT